ATTTAGCTGGCATACCAAGTAAAATTGTTTTATAATCTTGTAAAGTAACAGCTCTATTTTGGGCCGCAAAATTATATGAAATATAGTTTCTTAATTCTTCAATTCCAGGTGCGTCACCACCACCAATTGCTGGTGTTACATTTATAACATTTAACGAACCCTGAACAATCGCATTTATTTGAGGTTCTGGGCCATTTATTTGCATAGAAATTACCCCAACCGTATCAATTGTCCCAACACCAACATTAGTATCTGCGCCACCACCAATTCTATATTTAACATACATTGTTGTATTGTTTATTGGCGCTAAACCAAGACCCTGATTATTTAAAAAACTTGTTAAATTAAAAGCGCCAGCATCGACAAAATCATCAAGAATATCAACACCTTGATCAGTTGCTGACCCAAATGTTATTACACAAAATCCATTAGGTGTGTATTCTTTTATATACCTTCTATTAACCTTAGTATAATCACCTTTATATATACCATTAATAGGCGATACAGTTCTGTCCTCAACAAATATTGTATCTTCAGCTAATGACGGTACTTCGTACCATTTATTAACACTGGTATTAAACTCTAAATTGGTCGGTAACGTTTGAAAAGATGTACCATTTTTATGTATAATTGAATCTATCGATAATACATAATCTTCTGGTAAAGTTATTTGATAAAATGATCTTGTATTTGTTATTTTTTGTGTATAAATTCTTGTTGCACCAGCTATTACAATTCCAGTTTTTGTTATTCTATATGCGGATAGGATGCCATTTTGGTATATTGGTGTCTTTGTCCTATCAACATTACCAGAAATGTTAAAATTTGAGCTAAAATCAATATCATATAACAATTCAAAACTGTTTGTCCCCGCTAAAAATTGTGAACCCGAATATAATATGGGTAAATAACGCCTATCTTCAGCATCACCCCTTACAGGTACCTGTACTGAAAATTGACAAACAGCAACACTAGCAGACCTACTAGGTAATTTTAACCCATATGTCTTAGCTATATTATATAACGACTGTCTTTCTTGTGCATAATCAAGTACTGTTTCTTGCAATGCACGGTCAATGTGAAAATGAAGATTATCAGCAATTGCTGCATTTAAATCTAAAAAAACAGAAAATACCGATGCATCATTAAAATTTTGCACCAACCCTGGATAATACTGTTTAATAAAATTGATTTGTTCATTTTTTAATGATGAAAAATCACGTTTACTGTAATTAATTTGTTTAGCCATATTATAATACTAATGTTACTGTCCCAACTGATTGAAACGTTCTTGAGTTTACTGTGTAATCAATGTTTATTTTTATTGTGTGTTGTAGTTGATCGTCATCAACATACTCGATATCATCAAAAAATTTCTGAATTACAATTTTATTAATTGTTAAATTCGGTATATATTTTTCAACAGCGTCTATAATTTCATCCTCTATTTTACCCATAGTTATATCATCAAGTGGTTCAAAAATATATTGATATAAATTTGTACCAAAATCGGGTAAGTAATATCTACTACCCTTTCTTGTTAATAAAAGGTGGATCAAATTTGATTTGACTTCTAACTCAGGTGTTTCAGTTAACCTTAAAAAATCACCATTTACACCGTCAAGGAATGGAAAGTTTACACCGTATGTTGTTTTCCTAATATTCATGATTTTATTTTCTCATAAATAGTAAGAAAATTTATTTTATTGTAAACAAAAAAGCCACCAAACGGCGGCTTTAGATATTAACTTGAGCATCCAAAACACTCAAATTGACTGTTTTCTGGTTTTTTAGGTGGTAATTCTGCTGAACCACCAGCGGACAATTTAGTATTATTTTCTATCTTTGATTTTGTTCTCGTGTAATAAGCACCAGATTTCAAACCAATTTTCCAAGCATACATTAAAGCACTTGATATTTTTGAATATTTCGCATCGGAATGATACACATTTAAAGATTGTGATTGATCAACGAATTTATTTCTTATTGCTGATAAATCCAAAAGAACTCTTTGTGGTATTTCCCACACATCTTTGTACCTGTATCTAATTTCTTGCGGAATTTCATTAATCATTTGAACGCTACCGCCGTTAGCAACAATTTTATTTTTAATATCATTGTTCCATATACCGAGTTCATCTAATTCATTCACTAAATGTTTGTTTATCACAAGAAATTCACCTTGCCCAACACGTCTTGTAAATAGATTAGATGTTACTGGTTCAAAAGATTCGAAAACACCAAGTAAAATTGCTGACGATGCTGTTGGCATTAAACCCAATAACAATGAGTTTAACATTGGGATTGGTTTACCAGCTGGTAGTGGACTCCATCCTTCGATGTATGTTTCACCTTTTGCGTATGGACTACCCGCCCATGATGGATAAGTTCTACCTTGTTCGTTAGCCATTTTCATTGATTCAGTAACAGCGGCTTTATACATTGTTTCAAAAATGTCATTATTCCACTTCTTAGCTTCCTCACTCTCAAATGAAATTTTCTTTTTGGCAAAGAAGTCAGCAAGACCCGCAACACCAATCGCTAAAGATCTCTGGTCTAAACCCGCAATTTCACTCCAATCATCACTCCATTTATTCTTATCAATTACCGCATTTAAGCCTCTAACCATAACTTTGGTACTCTTAGCAATACTTTCGAGCGTATCGTGTTCAGCCAAATTGATTGAACCCAATGTACATTGTGAGGTGTAACCTGGTTTTGACACATTTGTAATTTCAATACAAAGATTACTTTGTTTTACAACACCAATATTTCTTTGCATGTTTCTTTTGTTGGCGTTGTCCTTGAAGAACACATAAGGTCTACCACTTTCAACCTGAGCTTTGATGATTGCATCCCAGATTGTTTTAGGGCTAATTGACACACCCAAACCTAACCCAACAGCTTTGTTGTATTCAGCAACAAATTCATCACCCCAGGTTTCATGTAATGGTTTTAAACCAGCTTTTGCAATCTCACTTGGGCAGAATATGTGCCAATCCTCACCATTGGTTAATTTTTCCATGAATAGGTCATTAACAACAACCGCAGTAAATAAGTCACGGGTTCTCAATTGTTCATCACCAATTGGTAATGTTAATTCAAGAAAATCCATAATGTCTCGGTGCCACAATGAAAGGTATAATGCGCAACTTCCTGAACGACTACCTTGTTTGTAGAATCTCATTTTACTTTGCACCATATCAGCTAATCTAACAACACCACCCGCATTACCATTAAATGAGCCGACCATTGAGTGGCGACTTCTTAATGGGTCGATTAGCATACCGATACCCGCACCTTCTTTGGATGCGAATGATATTTTGGTCAAAGTTTCTTCAATACCCTCAATACTATCGCTGTGAAGTGTGGTAAGGTTACAGGAAATCATACCATTTCTCTTGTCAATACCAGCATTGGTGTAAATCGGCGTGGCGAAATTCATACGTTTATTGGTTAGTTCCTCAATAAACATTTGTTTTTCTTTATCAGAACTAGCCAAGTGTTTTGATACCCTCTCGTACATACAAGATGGTAATTCAATTGGTGTGCTACCATCTTTCATTGAATATTTTTTCAAGAAAGTTGTCGCAGCGAAAAAGTCATATGACATATCCACTGGTTGTAACTCTTTACCGATTAATTTAGATTGTCTACTCAAAAGTAAACGACCACCTAATGTTGAGTAATCTGGGTGACTAATAACTTTATCAGCCGCTTTGAATGCGATTAACTCATCCAACTCTGTTGTTGTCATTCCATCGTAAATCAACGGAATAACTTCTTTAAATAATTGATCGCTATCAACATTTAAATCTTTTGAGTGTTGTTTAATTCTACTCAAAATCTTATTAGGCATAAATGCCTGAAAATCACCATTTCTTTTCTTAATTCTCATCTCTTGTTTTTTTAAAAATCATCGTCAAAAATACCATCAGTGGTTGTTGGAATATCAACTCTAGTGTATTGCCCAATTCTTTGTTCAAAGAAGTTATTTTTAGCAGATAAACCAATTCGAGCCATGTAGTCCAAAGGGTTATTTACATTAAATTCTGGTTCCAAACCGAAATCTTTTAAAACAACATCAGCGACATATTGTACATATTGTACCATCATGTCTGATGTTAATCCCATTAATCCATTAGGCATACTTTCTTTAACAAATACTTCCTCAACTGCGCAGCAAGATAAAATTATTTCTCTAACCTCATTTTTAGGTAGTGGGTTTATTACATAGTTATTGTATAAATTAACTGCAAACTCGTAATGTAATGTTTCATCACGGATAATCAATTCATTCATACTTGCTAAACCCTCCATTTTGTTTCTAGAACGATACCAGAACACTCCAGCAAAAACTGAACTGAATGAGATACCCTCAACACACGCAAACGCAATTAATCTATGAACAAAAGATGGGTGGTCAATCCACTTTTCAGCCCAAGAAGCCTTAGCCGCAACCGATGGACTAGTTTCCATAGCGTTAAATAAATCCATCTTTTCTTTTTCATCTTTAACGTATGACTCAATTAATAGTGAATAACCATTGGCGTGGACTTGTTCAATGAATGTTTGGTGCCCATAAAAATATTGGGCTTCCAATAAATCAACTTCAGCCATAAAATTAGTGGCTAAATTATCAATTACCAACCCATCTGAGATAGCGAAAAAAGCTAATATATTTTTTAAATATTGTTTTTCTGAGTTGGTCAAATCATTATATTTGTCTTTTGATAAATCAATTTCTTCCGCAACCCACGTTTGCTTTTCCGCTTTTTTGTAAAATTCCCACAAATCAGGGTGTGATATTGGGAAAATTGAATACCTTTTTGTTAAATCGTTACTCCTTAAATTCATAATTTTTTTCTATTTTGTTAAGATAAATATTTGCAAATATAAGACTAAAATTCTTTTTTAAAAAAAATTAAACATCTTGTGTGGTATTTTCACCAGTATCTCTTTGGTTCAAAAACTGGTTATAAATTGTCCTTTGTTTATTTGCTTGTTTTTGGCCTTTTTGGATTTCAAATCCTTTTTCGGTAAGTTGTTCGTTTGTATCAATTAACAATAATCCGTTGTCAAATTTACAATTAGGGAACACCATACCATCTTTACCCAATCTATTTTTCAATATTGATATTGTTGCAACACCAGCTTCTTTTTGTTCTAATGTTTTACCAATACTCATGATAAAATGAGCAATTTGTGCTTTCTTCAATGAACCACCCATGTTTTCAGTTTTAACAACCTCAACACTTGTTGATGCTCTGTTACCTTGGGTTGCTGTCCAACACGCAACACCAACCTCCTCGATCATCGTTTCTAACAAACGCATAACTCTACCCTCACTAGCCCATTCATCACTTGTTGTTGAGCTATATTCTTTTTCAAGCGAAATACAATCTATGTAATCCAAAACCAAGAGGTCAATTTTGGTACCCCTTGAATTTAACTTTTTTATGATGTTTTTGATTTTTGTTATCGTTACACCATCAGCTGGTAGTTTTTGTAGAAACAAATGATTTGTTCTTGGTTTTCCATGGTTTTTCCCACCAATCATTGGTTCACTTTTAAAAGTTTCAAGTCTTGATTTCACTATTGGTCTTGCTTCCTTACTTGATATCTCATTTAATGGTATTTGAGTTATAATAGTGTAATGCTTTCTTTGAATTGCTTTTTCTTTATCTTCAAAAAAGATTTGTAATACATTTCTACCATCTTGGTAAGCATTATTTGCGACTTTTGTTAAATAGGTTGTCTTACCAACACCAAGTGGTGCAATAACCAAAGCGAGTTCACCAACAGATATACCACCACCCATAATTTCATCAATACCATTGATACCACATTTTATGGGGTCTCTGTAATCTTCAGATAATGCATTATCCATGTCTTGGAAAAGAGTGATTGAATCTTCAGTTTCTTTAAAAATTAAAGCATCCTTTAACTTTTTTTCAATTTGATCATAATCATCAACAAGTCCACGCTCAACTTTTTTGGATATTTCTTGAATAACATTTCTAAGAGATTGCATCTTACAAAATTTAGTAACAAGTGTTTGAACGTTTTTATTCGTTACCGTTTTGTTTTCAATCTCTTGTATCGTATCTAATACCTGAGTTTTAAAAGTTTGATCGGGTATCTCAGCGTTTACTTCAACCCTTAGATTTGGGAATGTCGTTATGGCCTGGTGTTTAGTGTAATAATTTTTTATTAAGAAAATTATTTTCTGAAACGCCACTGTTTTAAAATGTGAAACATCCAAAGTATCTATGACCGTTTCACCAAATTTTGGGTCAACAATTATTTCATGAAACAAATCTATTTGGAACTCTGGGCCAAAGTCTTCTAATTGTGTAGATTTTTGTATCATGTTATTATGCTAATTCGTATTGTAAATATTTGGTTTCTAGTCTTTCGTTTTTTTCGGACAAACATTTTTGTATCCGTGTTATCATTTCATAGATATGTTCACGAATATCGACAGTATATCTAATTTTAACTGGATATATTGTAGCATCCCATTGGCGGTATGCGATTTGTTTATCGTCCATTTTAACAACAATTTTCATGAT